GTTTTCGATCAGGTCTTTATTTTTCATCTTCGTTCTTAAAGGCAAGTTTGTCTAAAATAGTTAACATTTTCCAATCTGCTGATGTAGTGTCAATCAAATCATCACATTGAACATCTACCTTTACATCTTGCATATTAACTTTAAATACATCAGCAAAATTTTCTTCTTTAATGATTGTTGGAAACATTACTGATTTATCTGAAAAAACCCCTTTGTGATTGTTAAATTCATTAAGATTAAACAGAATAAATTCTTTACAAGTTTCATCTACTGGCAAGAAAAAAATAAACTTTTCATTATCGCATTTTCTAGTACAAATACGACCAACCATATCAAGAATAGAAGTAAATTGTATATTCATAATTTTGATTTTCTCCATAATTTTATGAGAAGTTTTAATTCAGCAATTCTTTTTCTTGCTGCGGCAATTTTTTCGGCTGTTGTCATAAATAAAAAGGGGACTTATATGAAATTCATCAGAATCCGTCTTTCGTTACCTAAAGGACTTAGATTAACCAATACATTGAAGGAACTTAATCCGAGTATTGGGAACTCAGATATCAGAATATTTCAATGCCCCTATAACTTAGGCTGGGATCGCTTCAAAGTCTCTGCTTCTTACTGGTAATGTGAAATTATCAACATTAATTTCAATCGCTGCTCCAGTGCTTCCATCCCTTCTCTCAAAGGTTTTTAACTTGCCACGACCAACAACAGTTATTTGATTTCCTTTCTTCACATAGTTTGCAATCACATCACCACGATTGCCCCATACAGCACAATCAAATTGTGTAGTAACGTCTTGATCATTTGTAAGCAAAGTAAAGCTAGTTACTTTCGTTCCTTTTGCAGTTTCTTTTTGTACTGGATCTGAGGCTAGATTGCCAACGGCTGTTACGTTTAACATAATAATTTTTTTTTAAATAGGGTTGTTAGATTTGTTCTGCCAATCTTCAATATCTTCTCGGTTGTATCGAATAGTGTTATTAAGAATGACAGTCCATTTCGGGCCACTAGGATGACCCCTACGTGTTTTGGTTCTCCAAAGACGCACAGTTTGAGGCTTAACGCCAAGCTCTTCAGCTAATTGATCTGAGGTTATAAGTTCATTGCTCATGCATCCTCCTTCTCTAAAATAAGAGTTAATAAATCATCTCTTTGATTTTCACTGATAGCCTTAGATTCGTATCGTTTTGAGATATTTGTTTTTAATTTACCCAGACTGTTTTTATTAGCAGGGTTATTAATAAAGGCTTCACATTGTTTGATGAACTGCTCACTCTCAGACCTTTCTATTGGTTTATTGCTTAAGGTGGTAGCTGGTTTGCTGTCCTCAGTTTTTAACCATGCCTTATCTTTATCGTATAAAGAAAGGCCGAAGGAGTCGCCAAACTGCATCAGACATCTTTTTCTTGCGTCACTTTCTGCCTCTTTTACTGCTGATTCATGCCTATCACCAACACCACCCATGCGGCCATGACCAGCACCAGTTCCTTCTCTAATAACATTGCCGACTGTAATTCTTACCTTTGCTATGTAAGAGACACATTTGGGATCTTCAAAAACTAAAGATGTTTCTATAGTTTCAGATGACCAGCCATCAAATCCAAAGATGCGGTTGGCTTCCTGTATAACGTGCCAGCTTTCAAGATAAGCCAGTTGTTGACCGCCTCCACCGCTACGGAAAGAGACATTTTTTTTGTTAATTTTTTGATTTAACAGTTTTTTCTGTTCTTCATTAAAACTCATTTTTCTAA